CGGCTTCGGTGAACTGGACTGTGTCGCGGATGTTGGGGTAGTAGTCCCCTAATTCGGCGTTGCCAATGATTACCTTGAGATCGTTTGTTTGGTAGTAGCCCTCGAATTCTTGGGGGTTGGCTTCGCTGATTACTGCGCGAACGGTAATGTTGCTGTTTGTGTTGGTCAGTGTGCCGGTGGTGGAGTTGTAGGTGGAGGCGGTTTGTTTGATGTAGGTGAGGTTTTGGCCCCAGTCGCCGAGGATGGAGGCGGGGATGGCGGCAAAGACAGTGTCGATGAGGCTCATGATTAACCTCGGAAGGCGCGGAGTTGGAAGCCGCCAGCGCCTCCGATCGTGTAGGCGCCTAGGTATGCCTGGAGCCAGGGATAGACGTCGAAGACGTTGTTAATCGGGCCGTTGGCTTGGCCTTCCTTGTACTGGACGCGCAGTTCGCCAAGTTCGACCTCTTTGTACAGCTGGTCCGGGTCGTTTTGGGTGTTAGTGATCGCGTCGGTGTCGTTTGCCAGTTCACGCGCCAGTTCGTAGGTGGCGAACTTGATTTCCTTGGGGATGACGGTGCAGACCAGTTCGACGCGGTCGATGAGCCAGTTGTTGCGGGGCCACTTGAGGGCTTGGCCGTTGTCGCAGCGGTCGCCGTAGAAGTTGAGGCTGTCGATCCAGCGGGTGGCGGAGATCAGGGCGCGGTTTTTCTGGTCGTCGGTTTTGGTGGTCCAGGACGACGAGTCGGGGATGGTCTCGAAATACGAGTTGGCCTCGGCCAGCGTTACGTAGCTGTTGGCCGATGCGGAACTCAAAGTGGCATTGATTGCAGCGGCCACTGCCTAAAACCCGAGATTTTCTCCAGTGTAGCGGTAATAAAAAAGCCCCACCCGGAGGTGGGGCTGCTGTGGTCTGATCGAGGATCAGATGGTGGAGGTGTCGAGGGGGCTGTTGACGAACAGACGGACCATCGGGATGAGGTCGATGTCGTAGGTGGCAGCCCAGTTGCCGCCGCTGGTCAGGGCAGCGTTGGTCGGGTTGTCGCCGGCATCGTTCCACTTGGTGCCCATCACGTGATAGGCGTTGTGGTAGTCGACCGAGAGCACGTCCTGCTTGGACAGGATGTTGCGGTCGGCCTCGATGCGGAGGTCCTGTTGGACACCTTCCATGATCGCGCCACGCTTCATCAGGTAGCAGGCGAACTCGCGCTGGTGGCCGGCCGAGCCAGGAGCAACGGTGTTCACCAGGGGGTCGATGATGACGCGGCAGCCGGCGAATTCGCCGATTTCGCGGGCACCAACGCCGACGCCACCGCCGCCCCAGACCACGCTGCCGGAAGCGGCAAGGGCCGAGGTGGAGAAGGTCAGCAGACCGATCTGGTACAGGTAGAAGCCGACCGAGGGGTGAACGATCAGCAGATCGAGTTCGTCGCCACGCTCTCCGAGGAGTGCGCGAGCGCGGGCCACGGAGGCGCCGGTCAGGAAGTTGGCTTCGGCGGCACCAGAAGCAGCGGCGACAGCCAGGTCGAGGTGGTTGCCGTTGAGGGCACTCTCGAACAGACCGTAGAGCTGGCTGAACAGGCGCTGGCTGTTCAGTTTGTTGATGGCGTCGGCCAGCTGGTTGCGGATGTGAAGCATGGGGTCTTCACCGGCCGCGAGCATTGCGACGTCGTCCACTGCGTACGCGAAACCGCGATGGCAGATGGTGGCGATCTGGGTGCCAGTGCCGATCTTCTGAGGGGTCAGATAGCCGGCGTTGCTGGTGCCCCAGGTGGCCGTCCCGTTCATGATCTCCTCGGTGGGAGCCACGGGGTTGAACTCGGGGACTTGGATGCGGGTGCCGCCTTCGCGGGCATCCAGCAGAGGGGTGCGAGCGACAGCGCCACTCTTGAGGAAGAGGGAACGCTCTTTGATGGCCTCAGACACATAGGTGCTGAGGTTATTGCGCTTGACGATGTCCGCGAGGAGGACACCGCCGGAATAGTTCTGGAAAGGAGCAGCCATTGGGCCTCCGAAAAGTTCAGGGGTTTGGGGACGTCCCAGTCACAGACTTGGACCGTGGTGCCTCACTGAGGCTTATAGACCCGCTTCCCTCTTCAGCACAGCTGCGAGTTCGGGGTCTTGGGCGGACAGCATCATCTGCTGCGTTAAGTTAATACTACCTTCCTTCCAGGGATTATTCATGCCTGGAGCGACGGTAGATGTTGGGGTGGGTTTGGCGCCCATGCCGGCGGCGGAACTGGGCTTGAAGTGGTGCTCGAAGCCGGAGCCTGGGTTTTTTAGGTTGTTGAGGTATGTCTGGAGGTCTTGTTCGACGCCGCCGTTGAGGACGACGACGTTGCCGGATTCGCTTTTGCGGAGGTTGTTTTGTAGCAACATCAGCATTTGCTCGGCGTTAATTGCGCCGGCGGTGCTGATTGCGGACATGGCCGTTGTTCGTAGGGTTGCGGCTTCGTTTGAGGTCCGAAGATCTTCAAGTTGGCGATTTAGCTCGGCGATTTGTTGATCTTTTTCTTGGGCGGTTTTGTTAGCTTCCTCCCAGAGATCTTTCCACTGGCCTTGGTCTTGGAGGACCTTTTTGCGTTGGTCATCCTGCTTTTTGTAGACCTCGTCGAGCTTGGCCTTGATGCCTTGGAAACGTTCGTCGGCTTCGGCGGCTTGGGCCTTCAGGGCGTTGATCTGGGACTCATACTCAGCCTTGATGCCAGAGACATCAGGGGTGATTTGAGCGGTGTCGGCTCCAGCCACGGGCTGGGGTTCAGGCGCCACGGGCGTCTGGATGACTTGCTCTTCCATGGGTTAGAAATCGGGGGTTTCGGTGACAGGTTCCACGAACAGGGGTTCGCTGGTGACCTTTTTGCTGACTTTGCGGGAGGGTTTTTCGGGGGCGGGCTCGGTTTTTGCGGCCCGCGCAGCTTCGTCCATTTCGACCATTTCCCAACGGAAACTGCCGTCTGGTTGCTGCACGTAATCCAGGCTCTTCACCGGTGGACTGTAGAAAGTGCAGTTCTATTCTAGAACAAAAGAGATCAGATCTCCCCTTCGGACGGAAGCGTGCCGTTTGAGAGGATTTCGCCTTGGCGGAGGATGTCGCGGAATTCCTCGCGGTCTATGACCTGTTGCTCGAACAGGCTTGTAAGGGCCGTAATGTCTTGGCCGATTAGGCGGTCGATGTCGAAGTCGCGGCTGACGTAGACCTTCGGTGGCTCCAGTTGGAGGTAGTTGGCGGCGAGGTTGAAGGCGCCTTGCAGGGTTTGCTGGAGGTCCATGGAGACCATGGAGAGCATGGAGTTGGTGTCGACGCGGTCCAGGCGGCGGGCGTCGGCAGACTCGGCGACGAATTTTTGTTGGCTGAGGGTGCTGATGCCGAGGGTGGCCATCTGCATCTGGAGTTCTTTGATTTCGGCGGATTGGGCCTCGAAAGCGCTGGAGGCGGGCTCCACGTAGTAGGCCTTGTTGCCGGGTTGCATGGCCAGGGCGTAGTTGACGCTGATGGCGAGGTCCTTGGTTTGGTCGTCCCAGCCTTCGAGGACGAGCATGGGTTGGGAGGCGACGTGGAGGCTGTGGATGAGGTCGGCCTGGCGTTGGAAGTGGGCCAGGTTGAGGTAGGCGATGTCGAGGAGTGGGGGCTTGCTGACGAGGGTGTCGACCTTGTTCGAGTACAAGGTGACGAGGGGGATCTCGCCGAGGCTGTAGGCGCCGGACTCGACGAGTTCGTAGTCGCCGCCGGTGGGGCCGGTGATGTTGAAGGAGTTGGGGTACGGCATTTGTCCGTACATATCCTTGCGGCTTTCTTGCTGGCGGTAGATCTCGTAGCGGCCGGGTTCGATGACGCGGATTTGGTCGAAGACTTTTTCGCCGAAGCGGCCGTCGGGGACCACGGCTTTTTCGGCGATGCGGATTTGGACCATCTTGCCGTAGTTGACTTCACGGTCCAATCGCCAGCCGTAGACGTTTTGGGGGTCGACTTCGATCCAGTAGGGGCGGCGGTTGAGGGCGCGTTCTTCGGCCAGGCTGCGGGCTCCGGTTGGGGCCGGGAAATCGACGAGGGT